ATGGCCGGTCAGGTGCGCTATCTGAAGGTCAAGGGTGGTCGATTTTATGCCCGGATCGCGGTTCCCAAGGTCGTGCAAGCCGTCTTGGGCAAGACCAGCCTCATCACCCCGATAGGGTCGGATCGACGCGAGGCGATGCGCCGCCTGCCCGGTGCAGTCGCACAGTTTCAACGTCAGATCGCGGCGGCATAGCAAGAGATCGACACCGGCGACCTTCCGGCCCTGATCGACCGTCTCACCCTGACCGCCGCTATGAAACAGCACTATCGGGCTGAACTTGCGGCGGATGATGCGGAGCGCCCGCTGTCGCCAGAGGTCCGCACCTTCATGGAGCTGTCCCGGTCGATCTACGCCGAGCGACTGCGGAAGGCCGTTGCAGGCCAGCTCGACGGCGAAGAGCTGGAAGCCCTCACTGGATATGCAGCCGACGCTCTGTCCGCTGCTGGCAACGCGCCTGCTGTCACGCGCGACCGGCTACTAACCGCACTGGCCGAGGTCCAGCTCGACGCACTGGCCGCAATGGAAGGCCGGGACGCGGGCAAGGTCCGCACCGTGGAGCCGCAAAGCCCGCTGCTGACACAGCCCGAGCCGGGCAACGATCAACCGTCTGTCCCGATCTTGCCGCTCTTCCGCGCCTATATCGCTAGCCGTCAGACCTTGGGTAAGCACAAGGACGGCGCGCGGGCGTGGGAAAACGCGATTGCCGATCTGGTCGCGTTCGTCGGTCACACTGACGCCCGGCGGATCACTAAGCGAAATCTGATCGACTGGCGCGACCATGTGCTGCAATCGGGCAAGTCCCCTAAGACCGTGAGCAACGTCCACCTTGCTGCCGTCCGGGCCTTGTTCCGCTGGGCGCATGAAAATGACCGCCTTCCCACCAATGAAGCCGAGGGCGTCAGGCAGGAGGTGCCGAAGGTGCAGCGCAGCCGAGAACGCGGCTACACCGACAAGGAGGCGCTGGTGGTGCTGAAAGCTGCCGTGGCTTACCAGCCTGCCGAGACAGACAACCCGGCCAACCGCGAGAGCGCGGCTATCACTGCTGCAAAGCGCTGGCTGCCGGTTCTAGGTGCGTTCACAGGCGCGCGACCGGCAGAGCTGGCCCAGCTACGCAAGCAGGACGTGAGGCAGGAAGATGGCCGTTGGATCATCCGCATCACCCCGGATGCTGGATCGGTGAAGGCGGGCGGCTATCGCGACGTGCCGCTGCATCGGCAGGTCGTCGAGTTGGGCTTTCCTGCGTTCGTGGCAGGGTCCAAGGATGGCCCGCTGTTCCACAATGGGAAGAGGCCCGAGCGTTATCTCGCGTCGGCGCAGGGCACCGCCGGTCGGTTGTCAGTCTGGTTACAGGCGCAGGGCCTGGTTCCCGAGGGCGTCCAGCCGTCACATGGGTGGAGGCACAGGTTCAAGACCGTGACGCGCGAGATCGGCGTCGATCCCCGGATCGCCGACGCCATACAGGGCCACGCCGCGCGCACGGCAGGCGAGAACTATGGCGACGTCTCGCTCAAGGCCAAGCTGCGCGTGATCGACCAGCTACCGGAATACAAGCTGACCTAACTTTTCTCTTGACTCACTGAAATCAGGTCTTCACCCCTGATTCGCAATGTGTTATATCATAACACGTTGTTAACGAGTGAGTGTCTGGTTCATGGGTCTGCCCCAACGCCTCGCCCGTGCTTTCGGGCGGGGCGCTACTGTCGAAACGAAGGCCGTCACCCTGACGGACCCTGCCGCGCTGTCGCTGTTCGGAATCCAGCCGACCGCCAGCGGCATCCACGTCAGCGCCGCCAGCGCCATGCGCGTTCCTGCCGTCGCCTGCGCCGTGGGTCTGATCGCAGAAACGACCGGCGGTCTGCCGTTCAAGCTCTTTGCCCGTGAAGGTAAGTCAGCGCTGACTGACCACCCGGCCTATCGTCTGATCCACGACGAGGCGAACCCGTGGACCAGCGCCGAGGAACTGCGCGAACAGATCACCACTGACGCCCTGCTGCGCGGTCACGGCTATGCGCTGGTGATCCGCAACGGCATGGGCGATCCGCTGGAACTGCACCGGCTGGACCCCGACACCGTGACGCCCGAGACGACGCAAGACGGCGAGCCGGTCTATCGCGTCAGGCAGGCCAACGGCGGCGACCGTCTGCACCCCTACACCGAGATTCTGCATCTGACCGCGTTTGGCGGCGTCAGCCCGATCACGCTGGGGCGTGAGGCCATCGGCCTTGCCATCGCTGCCGAGTCGCACCTGTCCGGGTTCCACGCCAACGGCGGGCGTCCCAGTGGCATCATCAAGCACCCCGGCAAGCTCGACGCCGAGGCCGCGAAAAAGATCACCGCGAGCTGGTTCACCTCGCACGGCGGCAGCAAGGCGGGCGGCACGGCCCTGCTGGACGAGGGCATGGATTATCTGCCTGTCACCGGCACCCACGCCGACGCGCAATTCCTCGAGAACAGAATCGAGCAGGTCCGCGAGATCGCCCGCATTTTCCGGGTGCCGCCGACGCTGCTGATGGAGCTGACGCGCGGGACGTGGAGCAACACCGAAGAGATGGGCCGTCAGTTTCTGACCATGACGCTGCGGCCTTGGCTGAAGCGCTGGCAGGCAGCCTATGCCCGCGTCCTGCTCACCCCGGATGAACGCCGGGCGCTCTACGTCGAAGCCGTGGTTGACGACCTGCTGGCCGTGGACTTCGCCACCCGTGCCACTGCCTACGGGCAGTATCGCGCGGCGGGCGTCCTGACGGCAAACGAGGTTCGCAGCGGTCTGAATCTGACCCCGCGCCCGGACGGCGACCGCCTCGACAACCCGCATATCACGACCCCCAGCAAGGAGACCGCCGAATGAAAACGGCACACGTCGCTTTTTTCGGCGATCAAGACCACACGTTCCGGCTCACCGATCCCATGATCGAAGAGCTGGAACGCATCACAGGCAGCGGCGTCGGGGCGCTGTTCCTACGTCTGGTCGGCAGCCAATTCCACCTGGGCGATCTGACCGCGATCATCCGACTGGGGCTGATCGGCGGCGGCATGAACCCCAAGCGCGCCCTTGAGCTGATCCAGACCTACGCGGTCAACGCGCCCCTCGACCAGACCTTCCCCTTGGCTCTGGATATTTTGACGGCGCGCTGGTCGGGGGTTTCGGAATGACCCTCACGCAAGCCCGCCTCAAAGAGCTTCTGACCTACGACCCCGAGACCGGCGTGTTTCGCCGCAATATCCGGTCTGGTCGGATCGCCGCCGGTGCGCTGGCGGGATCACCCGATAATCGCGGGTATCTGACTATCCGTATTGACGGTAAGCCCTACCTCGCCCACCGCCTCGCCTTCCTCCACATGGAGGGCGCGTTTCCGCCCGCACAGATCGACCACATCAACCGGGATGGACGCGACAACCGCTGGTGTAACCTGCGTCACGCCACGCAGTCGCAGAACAACGCCAACACAAAAGTCCGGTCAGATAGCCGGGTCGGTGCAAAGGGCGTAAAGCGCAGCCTCGGGAAGTTTATGGCTCGCATCCGCTACGCGGGCAAGGAACACTACCTCGGCACATTCGACACGATCGTCGAGGCATCCGCCGCTTATCAGCGCGCGGCCAACGACCTTCATGGTGAATACGCCCGTTACGCAGGCACCACCGACGACCAGAAGGAGATCGCAGCATGAGCGACCGTCTGGAACTGAAAGCCCAGATCACCGCCACCGACACCGGCCTGATTGAGGGTATCGCTTGGCCGTGGGGCAGCGCGGATCGCGTCGGCGACGTGATCGAGAAAGGCGCGTTCACCGCGTCCGCAACCCTGCCGATCCTCTGGGCGCACGACCAGGCCGAGGCCATTGGCGTCTGGGACCAGATCACCGACACGCCCGAGGGTCTGACCGTCAAAGGCCGTCTGCTGATCGAAGACGTCGCCAAGGCCCGCGAGGTTCACGCCCTGATCCGGGCCGGTGCCGTCACCGGCCTGTCGGTCGGGTTCCAGACCAAAGCCGCCACCCCTCGCCAGCGCGGGCGCACGATCACCCGCGCCGAGCTTCACGAAATCAGCGTGGTCGCGGTGCCCTGTCACCCCGGCGCGCAGATCACCGCCCTGAAGGGCAACCCGCAGTCCATCGAACCCAAAGGAGACATGATGGAAAACGAAGACCTGGCCCCCAAGGCCGACACCGCTCCGGCCAACGACGCGCCGGTCATCGACACCAAAGCCTTTGAAGCGATCCGCTCGCGCCTCGACCAGCTCGAAGCCAAGGCCGCGCGTCCTGGCGTCCACGTCACCGGCCCGACGACCTCGACCGAACAAAAGGCGTTCGGATCGTTCCTGCGGATCGGCGGCGAGCGCATGGACGACCTCGACCGCAAGGCCCTGACCGTCGCCGCCAACGCCAACGGCGGTTTCCTGGCCCCCGTCGAATACGCCGCCGAGCTGCTGAAGCTGCTGCGCGAGAAATCGCCCTTCCGGCAGTATGCCCGCGTCATGTCGGTCGATGCGCCTGAGATCATCTTCCCGCGCAAGGTCAGCGGCACGTCCGCCGTCTGGACCGACGAGGGTGCGGACATGACCGAGTCGAACATGACCTTTGAGCAGGTCAAGATCGCCAACTATGAGCTGTCCACCTTCGCCATCGCCAGCAACAAGCTGCTGGAAGACAATGCCTATAACCTCGAAAGCGAGCTGCTGGCCGACTTCGCCGAAGACTTCGCCGCCAAGGAAGGCGCGGCGTTCGTCAAGGGTGACGGCGTGGGCAAGCCGCGCGGCATCCTGACCGCCACCGGCATCGCCGAGCTGAAGACCGGCGTTGCCGCTGCCTTCCCGGCTGCCAACCCCGCCGATCTGCTGATCGCCATGTTCCACGGCATCCCGACCACCCACGCACACAACGCGGTGTGGATGATGAACCGCAAGACGCTGGCGACCGTGCGGACGTGGAAAGACGCGCAGGGCCGTTATCTGGTCATCGACCCGCAGGACGGCGCGCCGTCGCAACTGCTGGGCCGTCCCGTGGTCGAGTGCCCGGATATGCCGGACGTGGCTGCGGGTGCGACCCCGATCCTGTTCGGCGACCTGGCCGGCTACCGGATCGTGGATCGCGTCGGTCTGTCGGTGCTGCGCGACCCCTACACGCTGGGCAGCAAGTCGCAGGTGCGCTTCATCGCCCGCCGTCGCGTCGGTGCCGATCTGACCAACCCGGATCGGTTCATCAAGCTGAAGGTCGCGGTCTAAGCCATGCCGTTGCAGCCCGCACACGAGATCGACCTTGAGCATGGCGGCGCTGCCGTCACGCTGCGGGCGTCTCTGCGGGCTGCTGTGGCGCTCACGTCCTACCCCGAGGGCTTTGCCGGTCTGGTCCATGAGATCACCCGGCAGAGCCTGACGGCCACCCGCGCGGTCATCCTTGCCGCCGCGACGGATCGCAGGGAGGCCCGCTCCTACCTGCACCAGACCGCCAGCCTGCCGCTGGCGTCCTTTCTACCGGACGCCCAGGCCGCAGCACTGGCGATCCTCGCCGCTATCCTCTCAACTGGTGACGACGCGCAGACCGATGCGCCGAGCCAAGGCGGCAAGAGCAAGGACGCTACGCCCGGCAAGCCGTGGCGTGAGCATTACAGCGACTTGTTCCGGTTCGGCACCGGCTGGCTGGGCTGGCCCCCTGAAACGGTCTGGACCGCCAGCCCCGCCGAGCTGTCCGAGGCGTTCGCCGCCCATGCCGACCGGCTGATCGCCATGAACGGCGGCAGCAAGGACGAAGACCCCGCCGACAACGGCGTGAACATCTACACCCCCGAGAAGATGCGCGAGATCGAAGAGCTGGGCTTCGACCCCGCCTTCGACCGTGCCGCCCTGCACAAGCTGCGGCAATGACCCGTCCGGCCCGACTCTGCAACTGTGGCGAGATCGTCCCGCATGGCGTGATCTGCGCCTGCCAGCGTGAGGCCACCCGCGCCCGCAACCGTCGCCATGACGCGCGCAGGCCGTCCAGCCGGGCGAGGGGATACACCCGCCAATGGGAGAAAGCCCGCCTCGACTTTCTGCGGCATCACCCGTTCTGCGCCATGTGCGGGAACCCTTCAACTGTGGTCGATCACGTCACCCCGCACCGGGGCGACGAAGCGCTGTTCTGGAACTTCAACAATTGGCAGGCCCTATGCGCCCCTTGCCATAACCGGCACAAGCAGCGCCTGGAACGCGCCGCTGCGGCACAGGCCGATGTTTGACGCAGACCCCGCCGTCAACCCATCCCTCGCGCTCTGGCAGGCCGTGCTGCTGCGCCAAGTGGATGATGCCCTGTCCGGCGTCGAAGGCAGCAACGGGGAAAGCCGGCAGGTGCGCCTGAAGATGATCCGGCAGGCCCGCGCGTTCCTCACGACCATGAGCGACGACCTGACCGAACTCTGCAGCCTTGCCGGTATGGACGCCGAGGCTGTCATCATCGCCATGCGCGACCGGATCGCCGAGGCACCCACGCCCGAAGAGCTGGTCGAAGGCAAGCCGCGCAAGGATACGGTCAAGAACAAGCCCGAGCGCCCCAAGCGCATCGCCCGCACCCTCACCCACAACGGCGAGACCCTGACCGTCCGGGAATGGGCCGCGCGCATCGGCGTCACCCCTCACACGATCCACGTCCGTCTGACCGCAGGCTGGGACGTAGCCGACGCCGTGACGACCACCCATGAGGAAGCCCAGCACCGCGCCCGGCAGGCCATGCAGAGGCGCGCCCATGCTCCTACCCAACGCACATGGAGCCGGGGCAGCCCAGCCAAGCGCCTCACCCACAACGGCCAGACCCTCACCATCCGCGAATGGTCGGAGATCACCGGCATCAAGATCGGCACCATCAAGCGCAGGATCGCCGCGGGCATGGATATGGCATCCGTCTTGAACCCCAACCGCAACCCTAGAAGGGACACGCTATGAGCAAGCGCATGTGGCTGACCCTCGCAATCCTCTGGTCACTGTCCATCTGGTCGGTGCTGGTTCTGCGCGAGGTTCACCGGATCGACCTGCAAGCGACGATCATCACGACCCAGCCCTAGAAGCGATGCGTTTTTGTTTGTCTGGATCGGCATGTGCTGGCAAGAAACTTGTTAGGTAACTTACTGGTCAGCGGTTCCAAATGAGCGAAAAGACTTGGGGTGGTCCAATGCGAGCGAATGCACTGGACGAGAATGAACGGGCAGTTGTTGCCCATCTTAGAGCGCAGCATCTGCCCGGCGTTGATACGGATGATGAAGCCGGTGTTGCGTTAGAGATTGAGCAAGCCAGGTTACTTCTATTTGGGGCTGGTGGCATCATTCTATTTATCTCAACGCAATTGCTACGGATCAGTGGCGCCGTCTGTATGCGTCCGATTTATGTTTCCATTATCTGTTTGTTACCCGCACTTCTTTGTTCGTGGATCATACTGGCTAGAGCGGCGAACTTCCGGCGGCATCGGGTTGAGCGGAGATACCGCATGTATCACACGGAGCTTGACGTGTTTTTGCACGCCCATCGGACCGACACATCGCCTGACCAAAGCTCAATGAATCGGGAATGGGAAACTCTGATTGGTGAAGAGAACAGGAAACGTCGAAATCTGTCTTGGTTTCGTCTCGTGGCTTTAAGCCTTGCCTCGGCAGGAATAGCGTGCGCCCTTTGGGCAGTCATAGCTACTATTCAGCCCTCATTGTGTTGGGGAGAGCCGACTATCGTTAAAGCGAGGAACGTGGCCGCGGCGCCCATTCCCGACAGCGAGCCCTAAGACAACGAGGGACCGGGGGTGGTCTTGGACTTTGCGCCCTATCAGTGAACCGGCGACACAAGGCGCGCACAAGACGGCAGGAAAATAGCTTTTCCACGATGCGGAAAGGTGTTATATCATAACAGCATCTGTTGTTATGAGTGATCCTGTGTCTGTGACCCCCCTCGCCCTTGTCCGGGCGCATCTGAACCTTGAGCCTGACCCGGCTGACGACGCCCTGCTGACGCACTACCTCGACGCCGCCGAGGCGTGGGTTGCTGCCTACACCGGGACGACCTTCGCCGCCTCGCCCCTCGCCACGCAAGCCGTCCTGATGCTGGCGGCGCACCAGTTTGAGAACCGCGAGGCGGTATCGTTCGGCAACCCCTACAGTGTCCCGTTCGGGGTGCATGATCTGCTGTCTTCGCTCAAGACGCGCGTGACCGGGCATGAGGCGGCAGAATGAGCATCACCCGGCAGACCAGCGAGCGCCTGGCTAAGCGCCTCGCTGCCATCGCACCCGAGATCAAGGTCCAGGTCGCCCCGGCTGTCCTGAAGGGTGCCGAGGACGTGGCGGATCGCGCCCGGCAGCTTGCCGAGGCATCGCGCCGGACGGGTGACACCCTCGAAAGCATCGCCGTCACCGGCCCCGGCCAGACAACGCCGCCCTATGCCCAAGGCGGGCAGACCGCGCAGGCGGGTGAGCTGCAAGCGCTGGTCACGGTCGGGAACGCTAACGTTCGGACGGCGCACCTGATCGAGTTTGGCACCGTGGAGCGCCAGCACAAGGACGGCCACAGCACCGGCAAGGTGGAGGCCAAGCCCTTCATGCGGCCCGCGTGGCGTCTGGCGCGCACCCGCGTCGAGCGCCGGATTCAAGCTGCCATTCGTCGCGGTATCAAGGCATCGCTGGCAACGGGCAACGGAGGCACCGATGCAGCCTGATGCCGCCCTGCAAACCGCGATCCGGTCGAAGCTGGTCACGGCGCTGGCCGGTCTGGTGGAGCCTGCCGCGATCCGGGTTGGCACGATCCGGCCCGAGGTGTTCCCGGCTGTGATCCTGTCCATGCCCTCGACCGAGATCAACGGGCGCGCATCGGGCGGGCAGACCGTCGCGGACCTCGACATGATGCTGCACGTCTGGACCCGTGACGACGACGCCGAGACGGCCCAGACCATCGGCGCGGCGATCCTGCGGGCGTTGATGGACGCGCCCAGCTCGGCCGAGCTGCGCTTCGACGGCTGGGACCGTCCCCGGCTGGTCTGGGTCGCAGACCCGAAGAACGAGGCCCTGCACGGCGCCGTCAGCCTCTCTGCGGTCGCGAGGTGGAGGGCATGAGGGCCGGGGCGCTTCAACACAAGATCGAGCTGCAACGCGAGGTGGAGACCGTCACCCCTGCCGGTCACGTCCGCAAGCAATGGACCACCTACGCGACCGGCAAGGCCGAGCTGCGGCAGGCGTCTATCAGCGAATATCTGACCGGCATGGTCGAAGGCAGCGCGAACAACGCCGTGTTCCTGATCCGGTGGCTTCCCGGCGTCAGCGTCTCGGATCGCATCCTGCACAACGGGCGCAGCTTTAACGTTGTCGCCCTTGCCGAGATCGGGCGTAGGCGCGGCCTTGAGCTGCGGGCGGTGGCTGCCTGATGTCTGCTATCCACCTGCGCGGCAAGAAAACACCGGCCAGCCGAGACAGTGACCCGGTGAAGCGCAAACCGCCCACGCCGGAACACCTGACCCCCTTCGCCGTGAAGGAGTGGGACCGCGTATTGCCGATGCTGATCGAGCGCGAGCTGATCTGCAAAGCGGACCTTGGGTTCGTGGAGTCCTACTGCATGGCGCGCGGTCTGGTCTTGGAGCTTGAGGCACGACGCCGCCAGAAGGGCGCAGATATGCCGAAGCTGCTACGTCTGCAAAATCAGGCGATGCTGACCGCCGCGCGGTTGTCTGCCTCGCTGGGTTTGGACCCGTCCAGCCGCGCACGTCTGATGAACGCAGGCGACGGCGACGACGACACCGACAACCCGCTGGCCGTCTGATATGGCTGCGTCCACCTTCCCGAGCTGGATCACGTCGGGCGACCCGATCCCGGACCCATCCGGCAAGGGCGAGCGCGCCGTAAAATTTCTGCGGTCCCTTCGGCATCCGAACGCCGACAACCGCAACAGCGCGCCGATCACCGCCAACAGCAACGGTCATCCGCGCGCGTTCCAGCTCTTCGATTGGCAGGAGCGTCTGGTTCGCAAGGTCTATTCGCCGCGGCACCCGGACGGGTCGCGCGTCGTCAAGACCGTGTTCCTGATGCTGCCGCGTGGTGGACGAAAGACCAGCCTCGCCGCCGCGTTGTCGCTGCTGCACCTCTTCGGCCCTGAGAGCCGCCCGGCCGGGCAAATCGTCTTTGCCGCCTGTGACCGCGAACAGGCGTCCATCGGCTTTCGGGAAGCGGCGAACATCATCCGCGAGGATAAGCGACTGCTGAAGGCGGTCACGATCCGCGATGCGTTCAACAGCAAGAAGCAGATCACCTTCGGCAAGAACAGCTCGACCCTGACGGCGCTGGCGTCCGATGGCGGTGCAGCGCACGGTCTGACGCCCAGCTTCACGCTGATTGACGAGGTTCACGCATGGAAGGGCCGCGACCTCTGGGAAGCGATCAAGAGCGGTCAGGCGAAGGTGAATGACAGCCTCATGGTCATCTGCACGACCGCCGGGCGCGGGTCGGAGGGTCTGGCATCGCAGCTCTATGACTACGCGCGACGGGTGGCATCGGGCGAGATCGTCAACGACGAGTTTCTGCCGGTGCTGTTCCAAGCCGAGGCGGGTGACGATTGGCAGGACGAAGCGACGTGGTTCAAGGCCAACCCCGGCTTGAAAGACGGCTTTCCGTCCCTGTCCGGACTGCGGGCGCTGGCGAAAGAGGCCGAGGGCAACCCCGCCGAGCTGGCGAGCTTCAAGCAATTCAACCTCAACATCTGGCAGGCCAACAGCCGCGATCCGCTCTTCGACCTGGACGCATACGACGCGCGCCAGCTCGAAGACGATGAGGAAGACCTCGAAGCGCTGCCCGCCTATGTCGGCGTTGATATGTCGCTGTCGGGCGACCTGACCGCCGTCAGCATCGCTTTCCGGCATGACGATGGGCAGATCACGTTGCGCTCGCGCCTGTTCGTGCCGGAAGAGGGTCTGAAGGCGCGCGGAGACCGTGACGGCGTGGACTATGTGCAGCACGCTGCCGCTGACCGCCTGACCCTCTGCCCCGGCCCGATCATCGACGCCAGCATGGTTGAAGACCATATTCGCGAGCTTTGCGCCCGCTATGACGTGGAGCAGATCGCGTTCGACCCTCATCTGGCGCGCGTCACGATGCAGCACCTGCACGACGATGGGTTGCCTGTGGTGGAGCTGCGGCAAGCGCCGCTGACGATGGGCGTTGCTGCTGGCGACCTTGAGCGCACGGTTAACGGCCGACTGATCCGCCATGACGGCGACCCGCTGCTGCGGCACCATTTTGAGAACGTGGTTGTGTCGCGCCACCCCGTCACCGGGCTGGTTCGGATGCACAAGGCGCGCGAGGCCGCGCGTATCGACGCTGCTGTGGCGTCCGCGATGGCCGTGAGCCGGGCGGTGCAGGCGGTCAGCACGAAATCCCGATACGAGGACGACGACGTTCTCGGACTGCTAATGGTTTAATGAGTGAGACAGTGAATGAGTAGCGAAGAACGACTGCCCGGCCTTGTGATCGACATTGAGGCCCGGATTAACAAACTTGAAGCGGGTCTGAAGCGCGCCAGCGACCGGCAGCGAAAGGCCGCTGCCGAGATGGAGGCCCGTGCGCGCCAGAGCGCCGAGAAGATCGGTGACGCCTACAGTCGCGTCGGTGACGGCGCTGCACACGGGTTCGGACGGCTGGGGGCGATCTTCAAGGAGAACTCTTGGCGTATCGGCGGCGCTGCCGGTCAATTCGGCGACCTCGCCACGCAGATCGGCGGTGGCACGTCTGCACTCAAGGCGTTCGGTATGCAGGCCGGGCAGATCGGCGGTTACTTTGGACCGATGGGGATGATGGCGGGCGCTGCTGCTGCGGCGATCCTGCCACTGGCTGCGGCGTTCCTGTCTGCCGGTAAGGACGCTGGCACCCTTGAGGATCGGCTCAGGGCGCTGGAAACCTCGACCGGCGACATGGAAGCTGCGACGAAATCCGCCGCCGTGCCCGTCGAAGAGCTGCGGCTGAAATATCGCGACCTTGCAGACGAAATCCAGCGCGCCAACGGGATCGCTGCCGGGTTCGCTTCGGCGATTGCCCAACGTGACGCCCTGACCGCCGCCAAGGGCCTTACCAACGGTCTGAACATCCCAGCCCAAGCTGAACTGCCTGTGGAGTGGAACGGATCGGTAAACCTCGACCGCGCCCGGATCGCAGCCGACGCGCAGCGCGATGCGATGGCGAAGCTGAGTGAGACGACCGGCGCGACCGGCGACCAGCTCGACCGCCTGCGCATGGCGCTCAACCGGGTGGAGAGCGTCAACAGCCTGGACGCGGTTGTCCGTGACAGTGAGAACCTGCTGTCGCTTATCAACGAGCTTTATGCGGGCGCGGACGAAGCACAGCGCCAGTATCTCGAAGGCTGGGCTGCGAACGTCAACGCCGTCATGGACGCCGCCAAGCGCCAGATCGAAGCCCAGCGGGCCGAGGATGCGCGGCTGGTCGCGGAATACGACCAGAACACCAGCGCCATGAACAAGCTCACGGCTGACCGCCAGCGCGCCGAGGAACTGCTGACCAAGGCGAAGACCGCCGGGGACGCCGAGCAGGTCGCGTCCATGCAGCGCGTGATCGACGGCATCGACGCCCAGATCGTGAAGCTGAAAGACCTGGGTGAGACCTCGAAGGCCGTTCACGAGGCCATGCGGAAAGACATTGCCGGGGTCGCAGGCGCGTTCCTTTCGACCGCCTCTAGCCGCATGGCTGGCCCGGCTGCTGTCAGTGTGGCCCGCCAGTATGACGGGATGCACGAGCGCACCAACCGCGAGGAACTGCGGAGCCTCATGCCGATCGACCCCGCCACGACCGCGTGGTGCGCGGCCTTTGTAAGCGCCACCCTGGCGAAGATCGGCGTCAAAGGCACCGGATCACTGGCGGCACGGTCCTATCTCGACTGGGGCACCGCCGTTGCACAGCCCGCGTATGGCGATGTTGTGGTGTTGCGCCGTGGCAACGACCCCGACGCCGGGCATGTCGGGTTCTACGAAGGCACCAACCCTGACGGGTCGATCCGCGTCTATGGCGGCAATCAGGGCGACCGCGTGGGTTCCTCGACCTTCCGTTCCTCGGACGTGCTGGGATACCGCCGGGCGGTTGCCTCTGGCGGTTTCGTGGACCCTGCCACGGCGCGCGAGGACGCCCGGATCGTCAACGATGGCATCGCCGTGGAGCGCGCCGCCAAGGCCGCAGAGGACGCAGCGCGGGCGAAGAATCAGGAAGCGGCGGCGCGCGACCGGAACGCGGCAGCGGCGAAGCGCGAGGCCGACGCCTACGGCACTTCGACACTGGCAGCCGAGGCGGCACAGCAGGCCGCGCGAGAGGCTGCCGAGGCGCAGGCGGCGGCGGTGGAAGCCCAGACGACCGGCGCGCAGGCGATGACCGACGTTCTGAAGGCCGCTGGACAGGGTGCGGATGCGCTCAAGGCGAAGCTGTTGGAGCTGGCCCAGCAAATCCTGTCGCAACAGCTCATGGGCTTTCTCTCGCAGGCACCCGGCATAGGCTGGCTGGGGCGGCTGCTGGGTGCTGGGGCGATGCCCGCCGGTGGAGATGCGCTGACGCGGGCGCTGGCCGGTGCAGGCGTCTTCAGCGAAGGCGGTTTTACCGGGCCGGGCGGCAAGCACCAGGTCGCGGGTCTGGTCCACGCGGGCGAATATGTCGTCTCGAAAGCCGCCGTGGAGCGGATCGGCCTGCCTGCGCTGGAAGCGCTGCACGAGGCCGCTAAGCGCGGTTATAGCGCGGGCGGTCTGGTGACTGCGACGGGCGCACGGAAGACCGTCAGCGGTGCGCTGGGACGCTCTACGACCGCTCCGCAGATCACCCTGTCGCCGACGATCAACGTCAACGCGACCGGCGGGACGCCCGAGGCGAACGCGGACCTCGCGAGGCAAGTCTCGGCCCAGACCGAACGCGCCATGCGCGGCCTGGTGCAGGATGAGATCGTGCGCTTGATGCGTCCCGGCAATCCGCTGGCGAGGGTTCGGTGATGCCCTACGCGACCTTCACCCCGCCCGTCGCGCCCTCGCCCGGAACGACCATCACGCCGCTGGTGGCGCTCAACGAGACCACCTTCGGCGACGGCTACGCGCAGGCGTCACCGCGCGGCATTAACGCCCTACGCCGGAAGGTCAGCCTGTCGTGGGACGCCCTCACCTTCGAGCAGGCGAAGGCGATCGAGGGTTTCTTCATCGCTCAGGCAGGCTACAAGCCCTTCATGTGGACCGTGCGCGGTGATTCTGCGCCGACCAAGTGGGTCTGCCGGACGTGGAGCCGCACCGACGCGGCACCCGCGGGCGTCCGGGCGACGTTCGACGAGTGGTTCGGGAACGCCGGGTGAGTGTCACGCTTTTGGTGGTTCTTTTCGGGTTTCTGGCCGGAGCGTGAGTCAGAAAACTGCACGGGTGAGTGTCACGCTTTTGGTGGTTCTTTTCGGGTTTCTGGCCGGGAAGCCGTCACGCTTATCCAGCCGGAGAGGTGTGTCTGGTTTTTGCACGGGGTAAAACCGGACAGCCGGAGACATGAATGAAATCAACAACTTAGATTTGAGTCACGCTTGTCATTTCTCGTTATACTATATGCTATCAGTTAATCACTATACAAAATCTGTTCTTACTATGCGAAATGACAAGCGTGACTCCCACACCCTCTCACTATCTCATCTCCGGCATCCCGCGCGCAGCGCGTCACCCTCTCACTATCTCATCTCCGGCATCCCGCGCGCAGCGCGTCACCCTCATGCAGAAACACCCGGCATCAAACGCGGTCCTGCCGCGCCCGGCACCCTCTCACGCGCGCGCACGCGTGGTATACCCTCTGAGAGCCTCTGAGAGCTCCCGTGAGTGGTCTTGCGTGTCTTTCAGGTGTGTGACCACCTGAAAACAGAGAACGCGCTCTAGCAGCGCTCCCAGCGTCTCTGCGTCGATGCAATAATTTTTAGCTCACACCCTTGATGTTTCCGATTCCAGTAGTTAACTACTGCATATCAGAACAAGCACAAGGATTTCTGCCATGACGACCGACAAGACCCACTTCGCCATCCCCACCGAGACCGCACAGCGTATCATCGCGATTGCCGAGGCGCGCGGACACGACAGCGTTCACGATCTGCTGGCCGCTTTCGTTCGCGAGGAGATCGAGAAGGGGAACTTCCCTGCTGGTATCCCCGGCATCGAGATCAGCGCCGAGGGTGACGAGGTTCGGATCAGCGCCAAGACCTTCACCGCCGCCGTCTCGCGCCAGGCCGCCGTCGTCATGGCCGAGCGCCTGAAAGCGATCCGCGAAGCGCAGCAGGTCGCCGAGATCGAACTCGCCGAGGGTGTGATGATGAAGGTCCGCCGCCACGGCAAAGGCGCGCGGATCGAAATCCCGGCGCAGGGTCAGGCGTTTTCGACCAGCCTCGCAACTGCTGAAGAACTTGGCAGCTTAATCGCGGATGCCGCTAAATGAGTAACTGGCCTGCCCCCATTGTGAAACCCGAGTTTGCCCCCGGCTGTTTTGGGTCAGCTTACTCTTTTCAGGATGATGAGACGTGCCAACGATGCCCGTTCTATGAGCCCTGTAAAGTGAAGCACACGCGGGCGAGGAAGTGGCTTGACGAGTATTTTGTGGAGAACTGGACTCTTGCACACGAGAACCAGAACGCGCTGAGTCAGCGCAAGCGCCGTGCGAACAAGACGAACGATGTGGCGCAGGTTCTGGCGATCACCGAAAAGCGACCCGAGCGTCGCATGAGTCGGAAGAAACTCGCCGAACAGCTCGAAGCTGTAACCGCTGGCATGAGCGATGAACAGCGCGAAGCCTTCATCAACGAGGAGGAGGCGAGGCGTAAACGGGAAAAGGCCGCTGAACGGCAGCGGGCGAAACGTGAGCGTAACAAAGCCGCGTCGAGCCCATGAGACAGACCGACACCACCGGCGTAAGGACACTTAGCACCCCTATCACACAGGAATAGAAATGCCGACTGATGAAGTGAACGCCATGCAGGCCGAGATTGACGGAGCCCATCTGGCGCTCGAAAGAGAGGTTGCGAAAGCTCTGCGTGATCTTCCGGCTGACCTCGCTACTATTTTCGAGGATGCAGCGGACGCACCGATCCCGACCGACATGAAGCGCGCGATTGCTGATCTGAAACGCTATGCCCTCACATGGCAGCGCAAGATCGACGCTTGGTATCAGACGCCCGAGGGACGGCGCTACCGCAACGCAAAACGGCGGAAGGTTCGCACAGCCCCGAACGCTGACCTTTCCGGCATGACCGAGGACGAGAAGGCAGAACACAAAAGGCGTCAGGCGGCCGAGCGGATGAAGAAGATGCGCGCAAAGAAGAAAGCCGCTGCATCCGGTGATCTTTCTGCCGCAATTAGCTAACTAGCTATTGAAGGACTCTAGCTCGACCCCCAAATACGACGAAGCGATCATTCGGCTAGTGCGCGAGGTTGGTGTTTTCCTCATAACCCCGAACCGATCTGGCAGCTCTTCTCCCTGCGCGAGATCGACAAACGGCATTGTTGCAGAATGGCGGCTTGAGGCTTGAGTGCCCCTTTCCCCTTCAGGCTCAGGCCGCGCGGACGATCTCGGCGGAGCCGAGGGCATTGAAGCGGTTGATGAGTGCGACGCGGATGTGGATTTCGGCGGTTTGGCGGTCGGGGTCTCTCGCGGCGATGCGCTCGCCGAAGGACTTGAGGCAGCGCATCTTGGCCTCGGCGCGGCTGCGGGCGTGGTATCCTGCCCAGCGTTTCCAGAACGCCCGGCCGTAGTGACG